TCAAATCCTGTCACCCCGACTTTGATCGAATTTTGGCCCTTCGGCGAACACGTCGAAGGGCCTTTTCTTTGTCGTTACAAGACTTGTGGCGCTCAATGAGCGTTTCAATAAGACGCGACGAAGAAGTGCCCGGCGCTCGTCCGCTTGAGAAACCCTCCATTCCTCGGCCGCGTTCTGGGCGACGTCGAACATTGTCATGATGAACTCGCCCACCTCTGTGCCCGGCCCCTTGCCGTCGGCCAAGCGGTCCTGCAGGCGTTCGGTTTCGGCCTTCATCTCGGCCGACCGGGTGCTGAATACGTCCTTCTCCACCACACCAGCCAGATAGCCGTCTAGCAGTCGCTGCTGCATCTGCTCCAGTTCGGCCAGCCGCTTGCGTGCCTGGCGAATCTGCTCCGCGCGCATCCGCTTATCGTCGTCGCACATTGTCTCGAGGTGGTCCCGGAACCATTGACGGCGTTTGTCGTCGGGGATGCGCAGCGTCTCCAGGTCCTGCACGATCGCCTCCTCGAGCTGTTCCTGCCGCCAGCGGACTGTCGGGTGGTCGGGATCGGGTTTTAGGTTTCCGCACCGGTAGTAGATGTACTCGTGGACGTTGCCGTTTCGCATGCGGCGTCGAATGCGTTCGCCGGTGATCCCGTAGCCGCAATGGGCGCAGGTGAACATGCCGCCGGCAAGGTAATGGTTGGCCTTCCGCACGCGACGGTTCTTGCCCTTTAGCAGGGCCTGGCACTGCTCGAAGTCCTCGAGTTCGATAATTGGGCGGTGCTTGCCGGGGAACGTCCGCCCGCGAAAGGTGATCATGCCGACGTAGAAGCGGTTGTTGAGGATGTACGACAGCGCCGTGCGGTGGAACCGGGGATAACTGGGCTGGTAGGTATAGCCCTCGCGTTCCATGGCGTCGGCGATCTCTTTGAACGTGTACTGGCCGGTGGCATACAACTCGAAAATGCGCTGGACGGCCAGGGCGTTGACCGGATGAGGTTGGATCGGTTCGTCGCGATTGTCCCCGACGTTCTGGTATCCGTAGGGCGCAAGCCCCGGTGCCCAACCCTGACGCACCTTCTCCTCGATACCCTTGAGCACCTCGTGGCGCAGGTTGTCCGAGTAGTACTGGGCGACTGCGGCCATCACGTTGAACGAGAACGCGCCGGCGGCCCCGGGGCCGAACTGGTTCTCGACGAACGCGAGCTTCACCCCGCACTGATCCTCGAGTTCCTGCAGCCGGACCGCGTCGCGCATGTTGCGACACGTGCGGTCGAGCTTGTGAGCGAGGATGTACCCGATCTTGAGCTTGCGGGCATTGGCCCGCACCCACTTGAGCATCTGGTTGAACGCGGCGCGTTCCGCCCCGCGTTTGGCGGACTCGGCCACGACGAACTCGCGGACCACCGTCCAGCCTTCACGCTGGGCCTTTTCGCGGTTGACGCGCAGCTGCGCGTCGATGGAGTAGCCTTCACGCTGCTCCCGCGAAGAGACGCGAGCCCATATCACACATTTTTGCATGCCTGTCGTCTCCTTCGGGCCTGGACCAATGTCTGTGCCAGTTCCTTGACGTTCATCAGAATCTCGATCGCCTCGCGGTCAGTCAGTTCGTAGCCGTAGTACGGCGACCAGACCCGGCGCGTGTCCGCGATCGCCTCGTCCGTGATCCAGGCCGTACCCGGCGGGCGGCTCGGCACGGGGCTGGGTGACGGACACACTTGCTCAACGGGCACACTTAATCCAGTCGAATCTGCGGTCCTTCGCATCGCTGTTTTCTCCTTGTTCTCAGGCATGTTCGACCTCACCGTCGTAGTCCGGGTCGACCCATGCCTTGAGGCCGGCCTGGGTGAACACCTCCCGGATGCGAGCGATGGCGCGGGCCACGGTGTCGCGGCCGATGCCCAGCCGCTCGGCGATGGCTTTCTGCGTCTCCCCGTGGCTGAGGGCATCGCAGATCTGTTGGTCACGATCCGACAGGTCTGCCTTCGCCTTTTCGATGTCTAGCCTGAGATCGACCGGTTCCGGTTGTGTGACATGGTTGGGCCAGATCGGCCGGCCGCTCAGTAGTGCCCGCGACTGACTGCCCATGCGTTTGAGATGCTCGGCGTAACGGCGCTTGGCGCGCAGGTGCGCCATCAGTTGGCGATCGATCACGACGGTCATCACCGTCGACTGCGCCGCGCCGTTGGAGCGGGCTTCATCGAACTGGAACTCGGCAAGCATCGGCACGATGCGCTGCTGCAGATCGTCAATCTCATCGCGATTAATGCGCATGCGCCGGGCGCGACTGACGATCAGGCGTGCGACCTTCGGGTCAACGATGTCGGTGTAACGGTTGTTGTGCATGACGGGGCTTTCGGTTGGGGGCCTTGGCTTGGCGTCGAGAGGTTCCCGCCGACGCACGTGTCGGGGGCTCGACGTCATGCCCGTCATGCTCGATGTGGTGTTGGGTCAGGTCTGTAGGCCCGGCGCTGCGCCGCTCACCTCTTCTGCGCCGCATGTGTGGCGCATTGATGGTCCTCGCGGCGCAGCGCACAGCCCATATGTGGCGCATGTGTGTTTGCTGGGTCACATCGCTTTGACCCAGCAAGTCGAGGCTCCAGCGGCAAACAACAGGGTGTCCGCGACATGCCAGCCGACGCGATCACGAAACGCGATCCGGCACGAAGTCGCCCGTCGTGACACTCACAGTTGTTGGAGCATCGCCATGCATGCACTTGCCCGAAGAACCGACCCACCGACATCGCATGAAGCCGCCGAGGCCGTGGAGCGCTGCGGCCGCGCCGCCAGCCAGCGCCACTTGTGTTTGCTGGAGGTGTGGAAGCGCCCCGGCAGCACCGCCGCCGAGATCGCAGTCCGCGCCGGCCTGGAGCGCCACGTTCCCTCACGCCGGCTGCCCGAGTTGCGGCAAGCCGGCCAGGTCAGGAACGGCGCTCCTCGCACCTGCACGGTCACGGGCAATCCAAGCATGACGTGGGAGCCGGTTGCGGGTTCGGACGCGATTGAAGGGGGTGCGCGATGATTCCCGACACGCTCGCATCCAAGTTTATCTTCGAGACTGCCGACACGTACCACGCTGCGGCGAAGGACTACCTGTCCAGCCACCAGTTGGCTGACTTTCGTCGCTGCCCGCTGCTGTACCAGTGGAAGCAGCTTGGCCTGGCCAAAGACAAAGACCGCCCGGCCTACTTCCTCGGCCGCGCCGCGCACACGCTGATTCTGGAAGGTCGTGAGAAGTTCCTGGCCGAGTACGCCATCGGCGACGGGCCGATCAACAAGACCACGGGCAAGCCTTACAAGAGCGATTCGCAGGCGTATCAGAAGTGGGCCGAGGTCCAAGGCAAACCCGTCCTCAGCGAGGATCAGGCTAAGGAACTCGAGCAGCTTGCAGCGGGCGTGATGGGCCACGACTTGGCGAGGCAGTTGCTGGTGTTGGGCATTGCCGAGCCGGTGCTGCGGACCCGCTGGCACGAGGTGGACTGCCAGATACGCGTGGATTGGTTCACGCACATGGCGGGCGGTGCCATCGTCGATCTGAAGACCTGCGATCACCTGGACTACTTCGAGGTCGACGCCCGCAAGTTCCGTTACGCCCATCAGCTGGCCTTCTACCGCTCGATCAGCGCAGCAGCGGCCGGCACCGATCCACGTGAACTGCCGGTCCACCTGATCGCGATTGAAAAGCAGCCGCCGTTTCGCTGTGGCGTGTGGCGCGTGGGCGAAGACGTGCTGGCCATCGCGCAGAAGGAGAACGAGGAGGCGGTCAAGCGCCTGCGCCACTGCCGCAAGACCAACGTCTGGCCCACCGGTTACGAGGAGCTGCGCACCTTCGACTGGCTGTAGCACCCCGGACACGTCTGGCGCTGCGGCCGGTCGCCTCATGTGCGGCCGCGCAGAGGTTAGACCCCGGGACCCCGGAGCCGGTCGCAGCGCCTTTTGAACTGAACCATCAACCCACGGAGACATCCCCATGAGCCTGTTATCCCAAGTGTACGTCGGCAAACACGCCGCCCCCCGACGCTGCATGGTCCACGGCGTTCAGGGCGTGGGCAAGAGCACGTTCGGCGCGACGGCGCGTCGGCCCATCTTCATCCAGACGGAAGACGGTCTGGGCGAGATCGAATGCGCCAAGTTTCCGCTGTCTCGCTCGTTCAACGAGGTGATGGACGCCTTGGCGGAGCTCCGCGGGCAGCCGCATGAGTTCGAGACGGTGGTGGTCGATTCGCTGGACTGGCTCGAGCGGCTGATCTGGCAGGAGGTCTGCACCGCCGAGAACGTCAGCAACATCGAGAAGATCGGGTTCCAGAAGGGCTACACCTTCGCGCTGAACTTCTGGCGCAAGTTCCTCGACGCTCTCGATGCGCTGCGGCGGGATCGCGGCATGGCGGTCATTCTGATCGCGCACACCAAGATCGAGAAATTCCAGACGCCCGAGGATTCCGCCTTCGACCGCTTCACCCCACGCCTGCACAAGCTGGCGGCGTCGGTGGTCATGGAATGGTGCGACGAGGTGTTCTTCGCCACCTACTCGAGCACCACCGATCCGCGCAAGGTCAAGAACGTCGAGTCGCCGGAGCGAGTGATGCGCACGTGCGAAGGCCCGACGCACGTGGCCAAGAACCGGCTGAACATGCCCTTCGAACTGCCGCTGGAGTGGGCGGCCTACGACTACTTCGCCGAACAGGTCCACCCCCGCCCTCGGAATTCCGAGACGCACAGCGACACGTCGCACGTCGGCGCAGTCCCTGCGCCCGCAGAGCCAGCCGAAACCCTCGGCGACGCGAACGGCGTGTCGCCGGAGGCTGATCGTCAATCGTCCAACTGACCCAACCCCCCGACCAAGGAGATATGCACATGGCCAACCTCAATGGCTTCAACGCAGCGACCGTCGAACCGTCCCAGGACTTCGAGCCGATCCCCGCGGGCAAGTACCTGGCGGTGATCATCGAATCGGAGATGAAGCCGACCAAGAACGGCAACGGGCAGTATCTGCAGTTGACGCTCCAGATTCTCGAAGGCCCGTACAAGGGCCGCTATGTGTGGGCGCGGCTCAACCTGCACAACGCCAACCCGACCACGGTGCAGATCGCCCGGCAGGAACTGTCGGCCATTTGCCGCGCGGTGGGTGTGATGCAGCCCGGCGACAGCGTCGAACTGCACAACATCCCGTTGGTGATCACGGTCAAACTCAAGAAGCGCGGTGACACCGGCGACATGACCAACGAGGTGCGTGGCTACGCCAAGCGTGAGGCCGCGCCCGGAAGCGCCACCCCCGCTCAGGCGACCAATCCGACGCCTCCTTGGCGACGATGAACGATCTCCGATCCACATGTGGTGCGCGTGCGACATCCGGCGCGTTTGAGCGGCGACGAAACCCGCCTTGAGCGAACAGCCTCCGGTTGCAGAACCAAATGGGCTGCAAAAACGTCCCCGCGACCCGGTCAGGAATGGACACCGCCGGCACCCCGCCGGTGGCTGAGGGACGCGCATCACATTGTTCGCCGCCGGCAGATGGCACGGATGCCTGATCGGTTTCATAGGCCGATCACGCGAAGGCCAGCTTCGCGCCGGGTTCGACTCCCGGCCGGCGGTTTGATGAACACGAATCCCCAAACGGAGGCACGGATGCTGGAACTGCAACTGCCCTATCCCCCTTCCGTGAACCATTACTGGCGCATGTGGCGCGGCCGGATGGTGATCAGCGACGAAGGCCGGCGCTACCGCGAATCGGTGTGCAACCGTCTCGCGCCGGTCCCAGTCATGGGTGGAAACGGACCTCGTAAGCCACCAGCCGGTGGGCGGATCGCGCTGTGCATGGATGCGTTTCCACCTGATCGGCGACGTCGCGATCTGGACAACATCCAGAAGGCCCTGCTCGATGCGCTCGAGCACGCCGGCGTCTATGCGGATGACAGCCAGATCGATCTGCTCGTCGTCCGCCGTCAGGCCCTGCACGACGGCGGCCTGATGGTCGTGCGGCTCGGCGCGTTGCCGCTGTCGCGCTGCCCCGTGTGCGGCGCGCCGCTGATGACGAACCAGAACTGAAGCGCTGGGGAATGTGCCATGAACGCGCTCAAGAACAAACCGCCGGTGTCTCAGGCCGAACTGCTCGGTGCGGCGCTGCGGTACTGCGCCGTGGCTGACTGGTTCGAGGCCCACCCATGCCCCTGGTCCAAAACGATGTCACCGGGCCAGGCCATGGAGGTGTTCAACCGCGTCGAGGCCGAGCTGCGCCAGCTCGGAGCCAAAGCCATGCGTCAGCGGGGACACCGTGATCTCGTGCTCCAGGGCGCGGGGATTCCGGAGGAGGCGCGGTGAGTCTGTTCACGGTCGATCACAAGCCGATGACGTTGCGGCCGTACCAGGCCGAAGCGGTCGAGGCGGTTTACCGCCACCTGCGCGAGCGCGATGACAACCCCTGCGTGGTCATTCCCACCGGCGGCGGCAAGACCCCGGTCATCGCCACGATCTGTTCCGATGCGGTGAGCCGCTGGAACGGCCGGGTGCTGATCTTGGCCCACGTCAAGGAACTGCTCGAGCAGGCGGCCGACAAGCTCGACCAGGTGTGTCCCGACATTCACGTTGGCGTCTATTCCGCAGGCTTGAAGCGTCGCGACACGACGCACCCGGTGATCATCGCGGGCATTCAGTCGGTCTACCAGAAGGCCGAGCAACTGGGCCACTTCGACCTGGTGGTCGTAGACGAAGCTCACATGATTCCTCCCGGAAAAGATGGTGACGGCATGTACCGTCGCCTGCTGGCGGACATGCACCAGATCAATCCGCGCCTGAGGGTCATCGGCCTGACCGCCACGCCGTTCCGTATGTCGTCCGGGCCGATCTGCGTGCCGCCGCCGGACGGGATTCTCAACGCCATCTGCTACGAGATCGGCGTGCGCGAGCTGATCCGTGACGGCTATCTCTCTCCGCTCAAATCCAAGGCCGGCCGCTACAAACCCGACTTCCAATCGCTGCACGTGCGTGGCGGCGAATTCGTCGCGGACGAGGTCGAACAACTCATGGACCAGGACATGCTGGTCCAGTCGGCGTGCCGCGAGATCGTCGATGCCGTACGCCACGACGGCCGCAAGGCGTGCCTGGTCTTCGCCTCGGGCGTGGAGCACGCCAAGCATGTCACCCGTGTCATCGAGCAGATCTCAGGCGGCGAATGCGGCTTCATTGACGGGCAGACGCCGACGCTCTACCGGGACCAGCTCATCCACCGCTTCCGCGACGGCGGTTTGGCCTATCTGGTCAACGTGAACGTGCTGACCACCGGGTTCGACGCGCCCAACGTGGACTGCGTGGCCCTGCTGCGGCCGACGCTCTCGCCGGGCCTCTACTACCAGATGGTCGGACGAGGCTTCCGGCTGTGCGAGGGCAAGGCCGACTGTCTGGTGCTGGATTTTGGCGGCAACGTGCTGCGCCACGGCCCGGTGGATGCGATTCGTATCACCGATGCGCCGAGCAAGGGCAGCGGTGACGCGCCCGCCAAGGAGTGCCCGCAGTGCCAGGCCCTCATCGCCGCCGGCTACGCGACCTGCCCGGAATGCGGCCACGTGTTCCCGCCGCCCGAGCGGCGCAAACACGAGGCAACCGCCGAGTCGTCTGGCGTTCTGACAGGCCAAGTCACCATCGAAGAATACGAGGTGCGGCGGGTCTACTACAGCGTCCACGTCAAGCGCGATGCGCCAGCCGATGCGCCACGTTCGATGCGCGTGGACTACGAGGTCGGCTTCCACGACACACGGTCGGAATGGATTTGCTTGGAGCACAGCGGTTACGCCCGCCAAAAAGCCGAGGTGTGGTGGCGGATGCGCTCGAACGATCCGTGTCCGACGAACGCCGACGAGGCAGTCGAGCTGGCCGAGGCGGGGTCGCTGGCGTCCACCGAGACGATCACCGTGCGGTCGGTGGCAGGGGAGAAATACGACCGCATCGTGAAATACCAGCTTGGCGAGAAGCCTCCGGCGGCGACGGCCGGTGACATGGCCGGTGGCGAACCCGAGTACGTGCCGATCCCTGATGACGACATTCCCTTTTAGCAGGAGAACTTTATGCGCTGCGACATTGATCGAGCCGTGAACCCACGAATGCGCGATTGGATTCGGACATGCGCGGCATGTGGTCGCCTTATCAAAGAGGCCTACGCCAGTGCGGCACAACCCGGTGGCAGCCCTGCCGACTGGCTGGATCAGTGGCTCGAGCACACGAAGGACTACCGCCACTATCGCATGCTGGTGCTAATGATCTTTTCAGAAGACATCGCCGCAGTGGCACGCCAAGTCGGCATCGACTGTGATGCCGATCGAGTTCTGGATGCTCCATTCGATGTGGCGATCGAAATCGACGACGTTCTGAACGGCAACTCGCGCGGCTCACAGAGCCTGAAACAGACCGACGCCTGAGGTTCGCATGCACGACGTGGCAACGCAATATCGACACGCCGGCCTGTGCGTGCTGCCCGCTAAGTGTGCGGAGAAGCGCCCGGCCGTCGGTGCGTGGAAGCAGTACCGCGACCGTCTGCCCACCGAGGCGGAGGTGTCGGCATGGTTCGCCAACCAGCAAGACGCCCTGTGCATTCTCTGCGGGCGCGCGTCGCACCAGGTGGAGATGATCGATTTCGACGCTGGCGGTGAGCTGTTCTCGGCGTGGTGGGAACGCATCCCCGCCGGCCTGCGCGATCGGCTCGTCGTCGAAACCACGCCCTCGGGCGGCTACCACGTGGTCTACCGCTGCCAGGTGGAGATCTGCGGAAATCTCAAGCTTGCCCAGCGCAAGGTGGGCGATAGGGTCGTCACCCTGATCGAGACACGCGGCGAGGGCGGCCTGTTCCTGTGCGCGCCCACGCCCGGCTATGAGTTGATCCAGGGCGATCTGCGCGATCCACCCGTGCTGACCGAGGTCGAAAGAGACGTTCTCCTGCAGACAGCGTGGGAACTGAACGAATATGTGCCGCCGGTCGTGGATTGTCCGTCGAACAATGCCATTGTCGGCCAGAGAGATGGCATGTCAGCCAGACAAACCGGCTATCGGCCAGAGAATGCCGACAGGCCCGGCGATGTCTTCAATCTGCGTGGCGATGTGCGAACTGTGCTCGAACAGCACGGGTGGGTGCGCGTCAAATCCGGGGAGAACGAATACTGGCGTCGTCCCGGTAAGACGACCAGTTGGAGCGCCACGCTCAAGGACGGCGTGCTGTACGTCTTCAGCGCCAACGCCGATCCCTTCGAACCCAACCGCGCCTACTCACCATTCGCCGTCTACACGCTGCTCGAGCACGGCGGCGACTGGTCACAGGCGGCATCGGCACTGCGGGCGCAGGGCTATGGATCGCCACCGATCTCGATGAACAACTCGTCAGCAGGTGTGGTGCCGACGGTCAACAGCCCGCTGGTCAACCTCCAACCGTTGACCGTCCGTGACCTGGTGGGCACATATCCCGCGCTGCGCAAGCCCATCATCCACGGCCTGCTCCGCGAAGGCGAGACGATGAACCTCATCTCCGCCCCAAAGATGGGCAAGTCGTGGCTCGTCACCGACCTGGCGCTGTCGATCGCCACCGGGCGAGACTGGCTGGAGCAGTTCCGCTGCGAACGCGGGCACGTGCTGATCCTCGATAACGAGCTGCATCGAGAGACCAGCGCCAACCGCATTCCCAAGGTGGCCAACGCCCGGGGCATCCCCATCGACGCCTACGCTGACCGCGTGTGGGTGCAGAACCTGCGTGGCTGCTTACAGGATGTGTTCACGCTCGGGGCCTACTTCCAGTCGCTGGCACCGGGCCAGTTCAAGGTGATCATCCTCGACGCCTTCTATCGGTTCATGCCGCGCGACATGGACGAGAACGACAACGGCACGATGGCGTCGCTCTACAACCACATCGACCGCTATGCCGATCTGCTGGGTTGCTCGTTCGTGCTGATCCATCACACCACCAAGGGCAGCCAGTCCGCCAAAAGCGTCACCGACGTGGGCGCAGGGGCCGGTAGCCAGAGCCGAGCCACCGATACGCACATGATCCTGCGCTCGCATGAGGAGGACGATGCGGTCGTGCTCGACGCGGCGGTGCGCTCGTGGCCACCGGTCGCGCCACGCTGCCTGCGATGGTCGTTCCCGGTCTGGTCGGCGGCCGACGACCTGGACCCGACCCAGATGCGCTCCGACGGCGGCAAGAAGCGCGCCGAAAAGAAGGTCGAGTGGACGGTCGAGACGTTCGTGGAGGCCTTCGTCAGCGATCAGCCCACCACACGCTCGGTCATCCTCGACAAAGCGGTGCAGGCCGGGCTGTCCCACTGGCTGGCCGATCGGCTGCTGCGGTCCGCCGACGCCGATGGACTGATGGTTCGCGAGGGCGCAGGCAGCCGCAACGCACCCTACACCTACCAGCGCCCCGCGACACATCAAGGGCAGGAGGACCGGCCATGAGATTTTGTTTTGTGAATCCTTTTGTGGCCACAAAACAAGTCGTCAACGCTTTACTTTTGTGCGCGTTCCAAAGCGCACAAAACAAATGCCGCACGCCTGGTTCGTTTTGTTTTGTGCGCCCCCTAAAGGGGCGCACACAAAACAAAAGCGACCGAGCCAGGCGTGCCCCGCGCCAGAACCCAGCGCAAAACGAATCGGCCCGCCCCTTCGCCCACGTTGGCCCACGTCGCGGCCGGTACGCCCCGGTGGTCCAACCCTACCACCCCACGCCCTCGGCCAACACGGGCGAACGTGGGCGATCCCTCCCGAGGTGCCAGAGTGGCAGGGCGCGATGGTTCCTTCCGGACCTGCGTCGGCCGGAGATGGCGGCGGGAACGGCACCCGTCTGGCACTGACTTTCTTTCGTGAAAAACAACACCCCGAGGAGCATGCCATGCAGATTGAATTGCGCGACATCGACCAGGTCCGACCCTACCCCGGCAACCCTCGCCAGAACGAGGAGGCGGTGGACGCCGTCGCCGCCAGTCTGCGGGAGTTCGGGTTCCGCCAACCCATCGTGGTGGACGCCGAGGGCGTCATCATCGTCGGCCACACCCGCTGGAAGGCGGCGAAGAAACTGGGCCTGGCAAAAGTTCCGGTCCACATCGCCACCGACCTGACCGAGGCGCAGGTGAAGGCGTACCGCATCGCCGACAACCAAACTGCGACCATCGCCGACTGGGATTACGCGCTGCTGCCGATCGAACTGGCCGGCCTACAGGAGATGAGCTACGACCTTGGTCTGCTCGGGTTCGATCAGGAAGAGTTGGCCCGCATGATGAGCGGCGATGTGACGCAGGGCCAGACCGATCCCGATGAGGTGCCAGAGCCGCCCGACGACGCGATCACGCAGCGCGGCGACATCTGGGTGTTGGGCGATCATCGGCTCATGTGTGGGGACAGCGGCAGCGTGACCGACCTGGACCGGCTGCTCGACGGTGCGGTCATCCACCTGTGCAATACCGACCCGCCCTACAACGTGAAGGTCGAGCCGCGCAGCAACAACGCGATTGCCGCCGGGCTATCGTCGTTCAGCGCCGCCGGCAAGCGTGGCGACGCGGTCAACGCCAGCGACGCGGCGGGCATGCATCACCAGGGCTTCGACCTGGCGCGGCACAAATCCAAGTCGAAGCCTACGCACAAGAAGATGCGGGCGAAGGACCGGCCTCTGGCCAACGACTTTGTGAGCGATGAGCAGTTCGATCACCTGCTCGATGCCTGGTTCGGCAACATCGCACGGGTGCTCGCCCCGGGAAGGGGCTTCTACATCTGGGGCGGGTACGCCAACTGCGCCAACTACCCACCGTTCCTCAAAAAGCACGAGCTGTATTTCTCGCAGGCGATCATTTGGGTCAAGGAGCATCCGGTCTTGACCCGCAAAGATTTCATGGGCAATCACGAGTGGTGCTTCTACGGGTGGCGTGAGGGCGCGGCGCACAAGTTCTACGGCCCGAACAACGCTTCCGACGTATGGAGCGTCAAGAAGGTCAACCCTCAATCGATGGTGCATCTGACCGAGAAGCCGGTCGAGTTGGCGGTGCGCGCGATGCAGTACTCGTCCCTGACCGGTGAAAACGTGCTGGACCTCTTCGGCGGCAGCGGATCGACGTTGATCGCGGCCGAGCAGACAGGACGCAGGGCGTTCCTGATGGAACTCGATCCCCCGTACTGCGACGTGATTGTGCAGCGCTGGGAGAAATTCACCGGGCGCAAGGCCGAGCGGATTTCGGCGACGTCGACCGAAACCGCTGGCGACCGCGCTGCGGTCGAACCGGTCGTCGCGGAGGCATCGGCGTGATCTTCCACCCGAAGGTCGGACAGCAAGTGCGGATTCACTACGCCAAACGGTGGGCGCGGTTCATGCCCTACCACAGCCAAACGGGCGTGGTGCGGATCGTGGCCAATGGGCACGGAGTTCGGGGGCCATGGAATGTGGGCGTGCAGGTTGGTGACAAGTTGGTCGTGGTGCCGCGTGGCAACCTGGTCGCCACTGAGAAAGCGCCGGCGGCAACCGGCGCAGCCCCGGAAGTTGGGGCATAGGAGATGTGTATGTCGCCGTTACTCACCAACCATCTCAGGCGGATGGCCTTCGATCAGGGCATAGAACTCGGTCATGGCATGTTCGAAGAACGCGCTGGCATAACCGGGGGCGACGTAGCCCAATCGCCCATGGGTTTCGAGCAGGCCGCGTTCGGTGAGCAGTTGCAGCGCCACGTTCACCTGCGTCATGGGCGCGTCGATGGCGTCGGCGAGCGACTGAATCTTCACGCCCTCGCGCTGGTGTTCGTCGAGGTGGCCAACGACGGCCTCGAAGACCTGTTTCGAGCAGCGGTGGGCGTATTCGCGCCCGTCGGGCAGCCGGACGAAGCGCTCCAGCGCCCCGCCCGGCGTGCCGCGGAACTCGATGTCGCGTTTGTCGAGAGGTCGTGCCATGGCTCACGCTCCCTCCGCCAGCGTGAACAGACCGCGCTCGACCTTGCGGAACCGCGACTCGTCGCCCTTGGTCTGAATCTCGCGGAGGATCGCGGCGTAGATCGTGGCGTGTGGCGTCTTGCCACCGGTGATCCACAACCCCTTGTCGAGCATGGTCTGGACGATGTCCTTGCACCGCATGGGCTGGCCCGCGTCCTTGAGCACTTGGGCTGCGACATCCAGCCCGCTGGCCTTCTTGTTCTTCTGCGGCTTGGGCACCACGCTCGTTGCCATGGCCCGTTCGCTCGCGGTCATGCCGTCGTCGCTGGTTTCGCGTTCATCACGCAGGCGCGCGTTCTCCTGGTCGGCCTTGTGTTGAGCCTTGAGGTTGGCCCGACGCGCCGCAAGCTCCTTCTTCGTGAGCTTCTTCTTGACTGGCGTCTTGGCGGTGCCCACGTCGGCGCTGGTGCCGCCGGGTGCCGGTCCGCGCAGGCGCTGGGCCGACTTAATGCGGACCTTCTTGTTGGTGGCGAGGTTGGTCGCATCCCAGCCGCCTTGCGGGTTCTCCTTGTCGAGCCGGACGGGGACCACCTTGTCGGTGACCTTCGCCAGGTACGTTCCGCCGATCTTGACCTGTTCCTTCTTCATTGCGTTACTCCTTCGAAACGGGGTGATGCACTCCTTGGAATCCGTCGAGCCGAGTTACACGCCCAGCTCATCACACAGTTGGTTGAATTGGTCGCTGCCGAGCATCTCGATCAGCAGCACTGTGAACCATTGGCATTGCTCTTCCGCCGCGACCATCTCGTCGTTGCGCTTGCCGCCGCAGTAGGAGACCTGCAACTTGGCGGCGATCAGCGCCACGGCGTGTGGCGTCAGGTGCTCGCGGATCACGTCGAGAAGGTCTTGGGGCGTGCTGTTCTCGTTCCGGGCCATGTCGATGTCCTCCTGTGTTGGGGGTGGTACGGCTCGCGGTCAGTCCTGAAATCGCTGCATCTCGCGGTAGTAGTCGTGGATCATGCTGTTGGTGCCGGCGACGCCGTCGCAGCGGCGCTGGACCTCGGTGGCGATGGCGAACAGTTCGTCGTCGCTGATGACGCGGGCTTCGACCTCCCACGTCTTCCACGCCTGCTCGCGCTTTGGCTCGCGGATAATGCTGTCGATGCGGATGATGGTGCTGCCGCGTTCGCGTTCGATCGCTACATGGCCGGCGCTGCCTTCGAGTTCGATTCGCTTGGTTCGCATGCTTCGTGCTCCTTTGGCGCGGGGTTAGCGGCTGGTCTGCCGTCCGGCTTCGAAGGCCGCCTCGAGCGCCTTGCGGATCTGCCAGACCGCCAATTCGTGGAAGTCGAGGCTGTCGCGTCGTCGCTCCTCCAGCGTTTCCAGCCCGAGCAGGTCGCGGGCGATGTTCTGGATCGTGGCGTCCTTGTATGCCTGCGTGTGCTTCGCCGTCTCGGCCATGGTCTATCTCCTTGTAAATGCTGGTCTTGCATGCACATTGAGCCATGGGTTCCCGCCCGCATCAAGCGGAATCTGCGGCTTGTGGGCAACTTTCTCAATGCCGTAAACGGCGTCCCATGCGGAGCTTTTGTCGATGGGTGAAAGACCTCCGCACATTCCAGCCACCACGGGACCGGCGGCCGGCCCGCCCATGGTGGACCCGGCGTCGCTGTCTATTGAAGAAGTGTCACGACTGCTGTCCGCTGCAGGAGGGATTCGGGTAGCGCCGGATCAAGTGCAGTCCGACATCGACGCCGGCGCGCCGGTCGGCCCGGATGGACGTATCAACCTGGTCCACTACACGGCGTGGCTCGTGCGGGAGGTGCAGGCGCGTTGAACCCTCCGGTCCGCAATTCCCGATCGCAGAACGTCGATCCGCGCCAGTTGCGGGTGGCGGAGGCGGTGCGCCTGCTCAACGCCACGCCACTGGGTGAGGTGGTCCAACCGCATGTGGTCTATCGCCACCTGAACCGTGCGCCCGGACGCATCGCGGCACCGGGCAACCTGCGCCGAATCGATTTGCTGCGCTACGCCGCGTGGCTGTTCCATGCACGTCAGGCGTCAACCGAAGCGGGATGGAGCGAGGGCGATCCTGTCAACTACGCCCGCCACAAGGAGGCGGTCAACGCCCGGGGCAAGGCCGCATCGGAGTCCGCACGTGACATCGCCGGCGACGGGTGGGTGCATCCGCCTGAAAACGCGGAACGCAAGGATGCGTGTCGCCGCAGTTTTCAGGGGTTCTGCGAGCAGTACTTTCCGCAGACGTTCCATCTGGCGTGGTCGTCCGACCACTTGAGGGTGATCGCCAAGATCGAGCAGGCGGTGTTGGAGGGCGGTTTGTTCGCCATGGCGATGCCTCGCGGCTCAGGCAAGACGACCTTGTGCGAGACGGCGTGCCTGTGGGCGCTGCTGTACGGCCACCGCGATTTTGTGGCGCTGATCGGTTCAGACGAAGAGCACGCGGCCGACATGCTCGACTCGATCAAGAGCGAATTGGAGAACAACGATCTGCTTGATGAGGATTTCGCCGAGGTGACCGGGCCGATCCGGGCGCTTGAGGGCATCCATCAGCGCGCGGCTGGCCAGCTCTACCGCGGCGCTCGCACGCACATCGGCTGGACCGCCAAGGAGATCATCCTGCCCACGATCGAAGGTTCCGCCGGGGCCGGCGGCATCATCAAGGTGGCCGGGATCACCGGCCGCATCCGCGGCATGAAGCACAAACGCGCTGACGGCAAGACCGCCCGGCCGTCGCTGGTTTTGCTGGATGACCCGCAAACCGATGAATCGGCACGTTCACCGTCGCAGTGCGCCACGCGCGAACAGATCCTTGCCGGTGCGATTCTCGGTCTGGCCGGACCAGGGCGGAAGATTGCGGGGCTGATGACGTTGACGGTAGTGCGTCCGGATGACATGGCCGACCGCATGCTCAACCGGGACAAGCATCCGCAATGGCAGGGCCAGCGGACCAAGATGGTCTACGAGTTCCCCGGCAATGAAAAGCTCTGGCAACAGTACGCCCAACTGCGCGCTGAAGGTCAGCGCGAGGATCGCGGCACCACCGAGGCCACCGAGTTCTACCGGCAGCACCGTAACGCGATGGACGAGGGCGCGGTGGTCGCCTGGCCGCAACGTCACAACCCTGACGAGATCAGCGCCATCCAACACGCGATGAACCTGAAGCTGGATCAAGGCGATGCCGCGTTCTGGGCCGAGTATCAGAACGAGCCACTACCGGCAGCCGGCGATGCAGACGATCTGCTAAACGCGGATGCCATCGCCGCCAAAACCAACGGCATGAAGCGTCGCGATGTGCCCGTCGGCGTCAATCACCTGACAATGTTCATCGACGTGCAGGGCAACCTGCTGTTCTGGATGGTTTGTGGTTGGGAGGACGATTTCACGGGCTATGTGGTGGACTATGGCACGCATCCCGATCAGCGACGCGGGTATTTCACGTTGCGCGATGCCCGCCGAACGTTGATGATGGCGCACAAGGGCACGGGGCAGGAAGGTGCGATCTACGCGGGTCTCGAAGCCTTGAGCGCCGAACGGCTGTGCGGGCGCTACCGACGGGACGACGGCGCGGAGCTTGCGATCGAGCGTTGCCTGATCGACGCCAACTGGGGCACCTCGACCGATGTGGTCTATCAGTTCTGCCGCCAGAGCGCCCATGCGGCGGTGTTGACACCCAGCCACGGTCGGTACGTGGGCGCATCCAGTGTGCCATTCGCCGAGTACAAGACCAAACGCGGCGAACGGGTCGGGCTGCACTGGCGCGTGCCCAATACGCAGGGGCTCCGCAGCCGCGCCGTGCGCCATGTGCTCGTCGACACCAACTACTGGAAGAGCTTCGTGCACGCCCGGCTGGCCGTGCCGATGGGCGATCCAGGGTGTTTATCCGTATTTGAGCCCGACGCGGTGGCCGGCGGGCACCAGTTGCTGGCCGAACACCTCACCGCTGAATACCGCGTGCAGACCGAAGGACGTGGTCGCCAGGTCGATGAGTGGAAGCTGCGCACCCCGGGACGTGACAACCACTGGCTGGATTGCCTGGTGGGCTGCGCCGTCGCCGCAAGCATGCAGGGATGCGTGCTGTTCGGCACGGATACGGCGATTGCCGAGCGACGACCGCGTCTGCGGCTTTCGGCGCTGCAAGGGAGGCGGCGATGACGCAGCGATCACTATCCATGGATCAGGCTCGCCCCAGCGATGGCATCGGGTTTGAATGCCGTGGTTGCGGGTGCCGTCACTTTCACGTCGTCTACACCCGACCGAACCCCAACGGCATCACGCGCGTCCGGGCGTGCAGACACTGCGGTAAGCGGATTGTCACCCGCGAAATCCTCGTGGGCGATCCATCCCGAGGCCAATACCGCCACTGAATTACATCCCTGTACGAATCTGCGTGCTTCAGTGTCCGCGATCCAGCACGATCCTCGCTGTGCTGACACATACCTGTTGATGGCGATGCAATTACCCATGTTGCCGGACAACGCGCCGCTGCTCATCGAGTTGCGGTTCGTGAATCCACACGACCGTGAAGACGCGATCCAGGAGGCCTGGGTGGCGCACCTAGAGGGCCGCAATCCCGCCCGCGCTGTCGCCACGTTTGCTCAGCGTCTTCGGCGGCATCGACAGCGCACCGTTGTCAGTGACAGGTCATGGTGAGCGTGTGATGGCTGAGGACCTCACCAACACGATCCAGGACAACGCCTCCGGCCCCAGGCGAGCCACCGGCGATTCGGGCAGCGTTGAGCAGCACGCGCTCAAGGACCAGATCGACGCCGACCGCTACCTCGAATCGAAGAAGGCCACACGGAAGAAAGGCCTGGGTGTGAAGCTCGTGAAGCTGAGCCCTTCGGGGGCCTCGGGGACAACGTAACCCATGCTCAAGCGACTGCTTTCATCCTGGAGCGGCAAGGCGGAACAGCGATCCGACCAGCCGCACCGCGTCCGCATGGTTCGCGCCAAGTTCGACGCGGCGCAGACGACCATCGAGAACCGTCGGCATTGGGCGATGGCGGATTCGCTCTCGGCCGACAGCGCCGCCTCAGCGGATGTTCGACGGAAGCTCCGCGAGCGTGCCCGCTACGAAGTGGCGAACAACAGTTACGCCAAGGGCATCGTGCTCACCTTGGCCAACGACTGTGTGGGCACTGGACCTCGCCTGCAACTGCTCACCGACGACAGTGTGATCAATCACCATGTCGAGGTGGCCTTTGCCCAGTGGGCCAGGACGGTCAAACTGCCCGAAAAGCTCCGTGCGATGCGCATGGCCAAGTCGACCGATGGCGAGACCTTCGCCATCCTCCGGGCCAACCCGGCGATCGATTCGCCGGTGCAGCTCGATGTGCAACTGGTCGAAGCCGATCGCGTCGCCTCGCCTGTCATGGCCGTGCTGCCAACCGCTAACGACATCGACGGCATCATCCTCGACCCCTACGGCAACCCGCACACCTACACGATCCTGCGACATCACCCTGGCGATTCAAGCCACGTCAGCGCATGGAAGACGCCGTATGACATCGTCCCCGCCGACGCGGTGGTGCACTGGTTCCGGGTGGATCGGCCCGATCAACACCGTGGCATCCCCGAACTGACGCCGGCGCTGCCGCTGTTCGCGCAACTGCGGCGCTACACGCTGGCGGTCATTGCCGCCGCCGAGACCGCCGCCGACTTCGCGGCGGTGCTGTTCACCGACGCCCCGGCCAACGGTGAGGCGCAAGCGCTGGAACCGATGGACGTGGTCGAGCTCGAGAAGCGCATGGCCACGGTCCTGCCTGACGGCTGGCGGCTGGGGCAGATCGAGGCGCAACAGCCGACGACCAGCTACGGCGAGTTCAAGCGGGAGATCCTCAACGAGATCGCCCGCTGTTTGAACCTGCCGTTCAATGTCGCGGCCGGCAACAGCGCCGGCTACAACTACGCCTCCGGTCGGCTCGACCACCAGACCTACTTCAAGTCCATCCGCGTCGAGCAGGCACACCTGGCCGAAGCGGTGCTTGATCGCATCTTCGCGGCGTGGGTCCACGAGGCCATGTTGCTACCCGAGTTCGCCTTCCTGCGCACGGCGAGCCCGGTGCCGCACCAGTGGTTCTTCGACGGCACCGAACACGTCGACCCGGCCAAGGAAGCCAACGCGCAGGCGACCCGCCTGGCCAACAACACCACCACGCTCGCTGCGGAGTATGCCCGTCAGGGCAAGGACTGGGAGACCGAACTGCACCAGCGTGCGAAGGAACGCACGCTGATGCGGGAACTGGGCCTGGCCGAAACCGCCGCAACACCCACTTCGGACACAGACGAAGAAGAGGAGCCCGACACGGATGCCCGTGGAAACGAACAACAACGCGCAGCCTGACTATCTCAGCTTCCGCTGCCCGCTGACCGTCGAGGCGGCGGGCGATGAGCCCAAAGCCATGCCGAGGTTCAGCATGGTGGCCTACACCGGCGGGACGATGCGGATCACCGGCTTCCCGCACCCGGTCGTGGTGGACCTTGAAGGTCTGGCCATCGATCGCCAGGACATCCCGGTCCGCCTCGATCACAACCCGCGTCAGGGCGTCGGCCACACGCAGCGCGTGGTGGTCGAGAACGGTCAGGTCGTTGCCGAGGGCCTGGTCAGCCGGGACACCTCGTGGGCCCGGGACGTGGCCAAGAGCGGATCGAACGGCTTCCCCTGGCAGGCCAGCATCGGCGCGGCCGTGGTGAACGCCGAGTTCATCCCCAACGGTCAGCAGGTCACCGTCAACGGCCGCACGTTCGATGGCCCACTGCACGTGGTCCGTCGCGCCATCCTCAAGGAAATCTCGTTCGTGGACAGCGGCGCGGACACGAACACCAGCGCCCGCATCGCCGCCCAGCACCCCGTAAAAGGACACCCAATGCCCAAATCGACGCCGACCGGCTCCAATGACACGTCCCCCAACACCCCCGGCACCCGCGGAATCCCCGACGCGACTCAGCCTGAACCGCAGGCCGATCCGACCGCGACTCCGCGCGTGGACGATGCCATGCCCGACCCGGCGTGGGCGACTCCTGCGCCGTCGGCCCCCACTGCGCCGCAGCGTGTGCAGGCTGCTGCCGACGAGGATCAGCCGCTTGTGCGCATGCGTCAGCAGATGGCGGCCGAGGTCCGGCGCGTCGAGACGATCCGCCGGGTCTGCGCCGGCAAGCATCCGGACATCGAGGCCAAGGCCATCGAGGAAGGCTGGGACGAGAGCCGCACCGAGCTGCATGTGCTCCGCGCGTCCCGTCCACAGGTGCCTGCCATAGCCTCCCAGCCCCGCAATACCAGTCCGCAGGTGTTCGAGGCTGTGGCGCTGATGGCCAGCGGTCTCTCGAACTCGCGGATCGAGGCGCACTACGCCGAGCCGGTCCTGGAGGCCGCCGACAAGCTGCGCGGTGTGGGCATCCAGGAGTTCTGCGAGCTGGCGTGCGGAGCGCAGCTGCCTCGCTTCCGGCGGGATGCCTCAGGCTGGCTGCAGGCAGCGTTCAGCACCACATCGCTGCCCGGCATCCTTTCCAACATCGCCAACAAGATGCTGCTGGAGGGCTACAACTACGTCGAGGACGCCTGGCGGAACATCGCCAAGATCGCCAGCGTCAACGACTTCAAGGAACACACCCGCTACCGGATGACCGGCAGCTTCCAGTTCCAGCAGGTCGGTCCTGACGGGGAACTGAAGCACGGCCAGCTCGGTGAGCAGAGCTTCCGCCAGAAGGCCGACACGCACGGGATCATGTTCTCGCTGACGCGCCAGATGATCATCAACGATGACATGGGCGCGTTCACCGATATCCCGCGCCAGATCGGGATGGGCGCGGCCGAGGCGATCGCGGATGCGGTGTGGGGCCTGTGGCTTTCCAACCCTGTGCAGCCTGACGGCAAGGCGTTCTTCCACGCCGACCACAAGAACTACCTCGCCGGCGCGGATACGGCGCTGACCGTCGACGGTCTGACCGCCGCCGAGGTCGCCTTCGGCGAGCAGGTCAAGCCCAACGGCAAGCCCTTGGGCATTCGCCCCAGCATCCTGCTGGTGCCCACGGCGCTGAAGGTCCCGGCCGAAATGCTCATGAAGAGCATTCAGCTCAACGAGACCACGACGGCCAACAAGGCCAAGCCCAACACCAACCCGCATGCGGGCAAGTTCGACGTCGTCTCCAGCGTGTACCTGTCCAACAGCACGTTCACGGGCGCTTCGGACAAGGCCTGGTATCTGCTGGCCGATCCCAACCGCCTGCCGGCGGTCGAGGTGGCGTTCCTCAACGGCGTGGACCGGCCGACCGTGGAGAAGACCGACGCCGACTTCAACACGCTGGGCGTGATGTTCCGCGGGTACATCGACTTCGGTGTCAAGGAACAGGACCACCGCGGCGCGCTGAAGCTGAAGGGTGAGGCTTGATCCCATCGAAATTTCCCTTCCATCGACCCACGCGATTTTCACGAACCAACAAGGAGCACTGATTCATGGCAACCGCTCGATTCATTCATGACGGCAACAGCATCGACCACACCCCGAGCGCGGACATCAGCGCCGGCGACGTGGTCGTCCAAGGCGACCTTATCGGCATCGCCAAACTCGACATCGCCGCCGGCACGCTCGGCGCGCTGGCGGTGACCGGCGTGTTCGACGTGCCCAAAGCGACCGGGGCCGATACGGCCATCACGGCGGGATCAAAGGTCTACTGGGACGCGACCAACAGCGTCGCCGCCACCGACACCGCCGAGGGCGCAAACAAGTACCTGGGCAAGACGGTCGCCGCCGCCGGTGACGACGACGCGACGGTTCGGGTGCGCCTCGAATAGTGAGGAGCTTGATCCGTGGGTGACCTGCTGAGGCAAGGAAGCCAGTGGCTGGAGCAGATGCGCACGGCGCACTGCGCCAGCCCGGTCACCTACCGCCGCCCCCCGGACCCGGAAGTGTGGCACGTGCAGGCGACGTTCGGCCGCACCGCCTACGAGGTGGCTGACGAGTCGGGTCTGACGGTGGGGTCGCATGTGTGGGACTTCCTGATTCTGGCGGATGCCCTTCCGGGGGTCGAACCCAAACCAGGCGACGTGATCGCGGCCGACGGTCGCCGCTACGAGGTGCTGCCTCTGGGTGAGGACGTTCGGGGGTGGCGGTGGAGCGACCCATACCGCACGACGTACCGGATTCACACCCGCGATATCGGGCCGGAAGAGTAGGACGAACATGACCACAGAAGTGACCCCCATTCCGGCAGCGGTCGAGCACCGGCTGGACACGATCGACAGCAAGCTGGATCGGCTCGATGAGGCGATCCGGGGCAACCCCGGCAACGGGAGCAAGCCGAGCATCCTGGTGCGGCTGGATCGGCTCGAGCAGGACGCCAAGCGCCAGAGCCGACTCATCTGGCTGATCATCGGTGCGGTGGTCACGGCGTCGACCTCCGGTGCGGTCGCCTGGATCACTTCCGGGGCGGGGTAACGCATGAGCCTGATCACGGACATCGCGGATGCCGTCGTCGCAGAACTGAACGCCGCGCCTGCAGGCACCTTCGATCCCCCGTTCACCGCCCAGCGCCGCGTGCTGCCGGCGTTCGAGCTGGCGGAACTGGCGGAGTTGAAGGTCACGGTCGTGCCCAAGGCGGTGCAGATCACCGGCTCGACGCGGTCGAGCAGCCAGTATGACCTCGCGGTCGACATCGGCGTGCAGCGGAAGCTGGCCTCGGACAGCGACAGCGACGTCGAAACGCTGGGCACGCTGGTGGACCAGATCGCCGAGTACCTGCGGCAGCGGCCCCTGAGTCAGGCTCCATACGCCGTGTGGGTGAGCACGGGCAACGAGCCGGTCTACTCGCCCGAGCACCTGCTGGAACAGCGCGTGTTCACCAGCGTGCTCACCGTCACCTACCGCGCCATCAAGTGACCCCCGGAAGGTGTCCCTCGGAAGCGCACAGAGAGTTTCATGAACAACACGATCATGCGGACAGTCGAGGTGACGGAGCAGTTCCATCCGCTGGTGCCACGCCGGTTGGTGGCGTCGGTGACGCTCGCGTGCCCGCCAACCAACGCGGGCAACGTGGTCTTTCTCGGCGACGACGGCTCAGAGGTGGCGTGGCTGCCGGGCGAGTGGCACCGCTTTGAGCGGATCGATCTGGCGACGGTTCAGATCAAGGGCGTGGCGGGCGACGTGGTGTCCGTGGTGGGAGGGACCTGGTGATGCCGTACACGCCGATCGACCGCACCAGCCGGGCGTGGGCCAGCGGGAGCCTCTCGTGGCAGAACGTACCGCCGTACGCCACGTTCCGCGTGCCCTACGCCTTCACGGTCTTCGACGCCGATGCGATACCCGACGCGGTTGCGCGTGGCGTCTACAACGGGATGATCGATCCCAGCCTGGGCACCTGGAGCAACGGCGCGTTCACGCCCGCCCGGCCCGGCCGCCATCGCTTCGCCGCCCAGTTCCTGACCTACAAGCAGCAGGACCAGGGCCAGATCTCGGACATCTTCCTCCGCCTCGAGCTCGTCCGCGACGGCTTGACCACGACGCTCGCCGTGTGCGACTCGCTGCAGCACCTGGTCACCGACGGCGAGCTGGTGATGCCGCTGAAGGTCGAGGCCACGCCGCACCTGCTCGCGGGCGACCAGGTGCAGGTGCGGTTCGGGCTGATCCAGGGCGAACTGATCTCGATCGTCACCGGCGACCCCACGCGCAGCTTCTGCGACGTCACCGCCTACTGGAGCTGAACCCATGGAGTTTGAACAGCCGGAGATGGCGGCGGCGCTGCGTGAGCTGGCGATCGAGCAGGACGGCTCCTTCAGTCAGCGCCGCCAGACCTACGTCGACTACGACGCCGAGGGCCGGATCGAGCGGATCACCTGGCCCAAGGAACTGGGGGCGCTGCCCGAGCAGGCGGCGATCCAGGCCAAGGTGCAGGTGGTGCGCCAGCGGGCGCGGGAGCGGGCCGAGACGAGGAAGCCGACGTGATCGGCTTTGAGATCACCCGCCTGTTCTTCGACAAGAAGGCGGTGACGAGCCGGGTCGACCGCACGACGCGGCGGGTGCTCAGCCGGTTCGGCGCGTTCGTGAGGCGCACCGCCCGCAGCAGCATCCGCAAGCGGAAGCGAACCAGCGAGCCGGGCAAGCCGCCGAGCAGTCACACGGGCCTGCTGAAGAGGTTCATCTTCTTCGGCTACGACCCGCGGAAAGACTCGGTCGTCATCGGCCCGGTGCGGCTCAGCCAGAAAGGACGCGGCGAAGCACCGTCGCTCCTGGAGCACGGCGGCAACACCCAGGTCGAACATCGCGGCCAGCGCAAACGCGCTCGCGTTCGTGCCCGCCCGTTCATGGGACCCGCTTTCGAACAAGAGCAACCGAAGCTGCCGGCCATGTGGCGCGACAGCATCCCCCGGAAGTGAAATAGGAGACCACCGTGGCACAAGAATTCCTGCTGGGCATGAACGCCAAGATCTACCAAGGCGACGCCGGCGCGGAACTCACCGCGCTGACCGAGATGTCCAACGTCCGCGACGTGACGCTGAACCTCGAAGCCGGCGAGGCCGACGTGACCACCCGCGCCAATCAGGGCTGGCGGGCGACCGCCCCGACGCTGCGCGAGTGCACCGCCGAGTTCGAGATGCTTTGGAAGCCCGGCGACGCGGGCTTCGATGCGATCAAGACCGCCTACCTCACCTCCAGCACGCTCCGCCTGGCGGTGCTTACCGGCGAGAGCACCGCATCCGGCACCGAGGGGCCGCTCGGTGACTTCTCGATCACCAACTTCAGCCGCAGCGAGCCGCTGGAAGAGGGTGTGACGGTCAGCGTGACTGCCAAGCTCGCGGTCTTTGACGAGTGGGTCGAAGTGGCCTGACCTGAAAACTCGCCACACGCACTTCGGAATAAGGAACACGCATGAAGACCTTCACCGACGCCGCCGGACGCACCTGGACCGTCACGCTCAACCTCGGCACCGCCATGGCGGTCAAGGCCAAGCTGGGCATCGACCTGCTTCAGCCTGAGACAGGCGACCCACCTTTGCTGACGCAACTCGGCACCGACGAGATGCTCTTGGGTGAGGTGCTCTGCGCGCTGCTGGAGAAGCAGTTCGAGACGCACAAGGTCACCGAGGACGACGTCCGCGCCGCGTTCGACGGCCAGACGCTGCTGGCCGCTCAGAAGGCGTTCTACGAGGAGATGATCGATTTTTTCCGCTCACGCGGCCGCAACGATCGGGCCAAGGCGGTCGCGAAGCAGATGGCCATGATCGACGCGGCGGTGACGGCGATCGAGACCCGGATCGACGGGATCGACATCGAGCAGACGATCCGTGGCGCGATGTCTGGCGACTCGCCGGGGCCGCCGGGATCGACCCCGACGGCTTCCAGCGGCTGACGCTGCGGCAGCTGCTGTGGATGGCCGAGGGGCATGGCCGGCAGTGTTGGGCGCACACCTCGCTCATTTGCGCGCTGATCGCCAACTGCCACCGCGACGCCAAACGCCACCGCCCGTTCAAGCCCTCCGACTTCGATCCCTACGCGAAACAGCATCGGCGGACCACGTCGGCCGCCGACAAACCGTCCCTCTCGTTCCTGCGAGAAGTCCTCGAATCCCAGAAAGGCCACTGCCATGAACACCGCTGAACTCTTCGACGCGCTGAACAGCATCCTCAACTCCACCTTCGGCTTTGCCGTGATCTGGGCGGCGCTCGTCGGCCTGTTCTTCTGGCTCTCGAGCAAGTTCAACCCGTTCCAGGAGAAGTGGCGCGAGTGGGAAGGCTCGATCATCACCGCCATCAAGCTCGCGGAGAAGGAGATCCCCGACGAGACGCCGAGCGCCGGCCTGGCCAAGCTCGACGCGGCGCTGCGGTTCGTGCTGAAGGCCTACGCCGATGCGCACAACGGCAAGCAGCCCTCGGCCAAGCTCATCGAACAGCTCAAGCAAGGCATCCAGATCAAGCACAGCGAGCTGGACCGCTTCGGCGGCCTGAGCGCCAAGTGACACATCCGCACCGCTTACTCCATGGAAGGAGCACTGCCCGTGAAGCCCATCCGCTACCTGCTTCCGCTCATCATCCTGCTCGCGTTCGCCTCGACCGCCGGCTGCGCCGCCACACCCGAGGACCGCTGGTATCAGCAGCGTGAAGCATTGACCACCGCCAACGAGGTCTACCTCGCCAACCTGCCGCTGATGAGCGACGAGCAGATCGTCCACCACGGCGAGTTGCTCCAGGCGGCGCGGTCAAGCCTGGAACAGGCCAAGACCCATCTTCCGGGGGGCGGCTCGTCCTTCGATGCGGCCCTTGATGTGGTCGAGGCGATTCTGATCCGCCTGGCCGAACCATCCCCCCATGCCCCTGTGACGGAGACCGAACCCGATGAACGCCACTGAGATTCTCGCCCTGATCCAGTCCGCCCGCGCCCTGATCAACCTGGGCCTCTCGCAGTATCGCTTGGCCCAGCAGGAAGGCCGGCTGACCGACGAGCAGAAGGCCGCCATCCTCGCCGCCGCGCAGCTCAGCGATGACCAAGTCGATGCGGCGGTCGAAGCCGCACGCCAGCGCCTCAGCACCACCTCGAAGTAGCGGAACTGATCCATGGCCGCATCCACCCAAGGCATCCGCGCCGGCCGCGCCTTTGTCGAGCTGTTCGCCGACGACAGCCGGCTTGTGCGCGGCCTGCGCCGGGCGGAGAAGCGGCTGCGGGCCTTTGGCGATCGCATCCGCAACTTCGGCCTCAAGCTCGCCGGCGTGGTCAGCGCGGCCGTCGCACCGCTCGGGCTGATCTCGATCCGGGCCGCCAGCGACGCGCAGGAGTCGCTCAGCCGCTTCGAGGCGGTGTTCAAGGACCAGGCCAAGGCGGCGGGCCAGTTCGCCGACGCCCTGGCCCAGTCCGTCGGCCGCTCGAAGATTGAGATCCGCGACGCGCTGGCCACGTTCCAGAGCTTCTTCGTGGGCCTGGGCTTTGGCGGGAGCGAGTCGCGCAAGCTCAGCCAGACGCTTCAGAGCCTGGCGCTGGACTTCGCCAGCTTCCACAACCTGACCGACGACGAAGCGGTGGGTCGGTTCATCTCGGCGCTCTCGGGCTCGGGCGAGGTGCTCGACCGCTTCGGGATCAACATCAAACAGGCGGCGCTCGAGCAGGAACTGCTGCGGATGGGCATCCGCAAGAGCTGGACCGAGGTCACCGAGCAGGAGAAGGCGCTGGCCCGGCTGAACATCATCATGGGCGCGATGGGCGACCAGGGCGCGGTCGGCGACGCGGTGCGCACCGCTGGCTCGTTCGCCAACCAGATGAAGCGATTGCGTGGCCAGCTCCATGACACGGCCGTCGAGATCGGGCAGGCCCTGCTGCCGGTGGTGACGCCGCTGGTGACCAAGGCGGCTGAGGTCGCCAAGCGATTTGGCCAGTGGATCAGCGAGAACCGCCAACTGGTCGCCACCGTCTTCAAGGTCGCCGCCGCCGTGGCCGCCGCGGGCGTGGCGCTGGTCGTGCTCGGCACGCTGATCAGCGGCATCGGGATGGTCATGGGCACGCTGGCCACGATCGTCACCGGCGTCGGCACGGCGCTGGGCCTGCTGGGCAGCGTCCTTGGCCTGCTTCTGTCACCCATCGGGCTGGTGGTCGCGGCGGTGGGGACGCTGGGCGTGGTGCTGCTGAAGACCAGCGGCGTCGGCGCACAGGCTTTGGCCTGGCTCGGCGAACGGTTCAAAGAGCTCAAGGCCACGGCGATGCGTGCCTGGCGCGGGATCGCCGACGCCCTGGCCGCCGGTGACATCGCCCTGGCCGCGCGGGTGCTGTGGATGGCCCTGCGGGTCCAGTGGCTCAAGGGCGTGCAATACCTCAAGGGCCTGTGGCTGGGGTTCAAGACCAACTTCCTGCGGGTCGCCACCGAGTCGTTCTATGGCGCGGTCAAGGTTGCCGCCGGGGCGTGGGCGGGGCTGCGGGCGGCGTGGGTGCAGACGGTGACGTTCCTGAAGAAGGCTTGGAGCACTTTCACGGCGACGCTCGCCTCGGCGCACCGCGTGGCGGTGGGCTTCGTCGAGCGGCAACTGCACCGGCTGCGCGGGGCGTTCGACGAGACCTACGACGTCGAGGCCGCCATCGCCATCTCCCAGTCGAGCCAGCGAACGGACCTGCAGCGGATCGAGGGCGACAAGCAGAGCGACCTGGCGGCGAGCGAACGGCAGCGCCAGCAGCAACTGGCCGCCATCGGTCAGGAGTTCGAGGACACGGCCAAAGCGCTGGACCAGGCGGCGGCGGAGGCAACCGAGCGGCAGCGCCAGGCGGCGCAGGCCGAAATGGACGCCGCCGTGGCCGACCTGGAGCAGGCACGCCGCGAGTACCAGGCGGCGCTGGATGAGGCGGCACAAAAGCGAGCCGCATCGGACGTCGCCGGGGCTGAGGATGGCTCCGGTTCGATTCAGTCGCTGCTCGACCAGATCCAAGGCCTCGGCGCGAGCCTGAGCGCCGCCGCCGAGCGCACCATCTCCGCACGCGGCACCTTCAACGCCGCCGCCATCCAAGGGCTGCAGGCCTCGAACCTGGACGAGCGGATCGCCGAGGCCAGCGAGACCACTGCCGCCAACACCAGCCGGCTCGTGCGCGACTCGCGCCGGCAGAACGCGCCCGTCTTCACCTGATAAGGAGCAACACATGAGCATCACCAATTCCACCGCCGCGAAGAACGCCGCCTGTGACGCGGTGGTCGACCTGCTGGACAGCGGGTCGGGGGCCAACGGCACGCTGGAGATTCTGGACACCGACGGCACCACCGTGCTGGTCACGTTCAACCTGCCCAGCCCCGCGTTCGGCAGCGCCAGCGACGGGGACGCCGAGGCCAACGCCATCACCGACGTGAGCGCCTCGGCCAGCGGCACCGCCGCCAGCTACCGCGCCAAGGATACCGACGGCAACGTCGTCTGGACCGGCAGCGTGACCGCCACGGGCGGCGGCGGGGACATGATCCTGGACAACACCTCGATCAACGCCGGGCAGAACGTCTCGATCACGAGCTGGACGCACACGGCGCTGAGTCAGTGATGCCTGGAAGCAGTCGCCGTACCTGCCTGCATAGATCATTCAGACTCACCAGCGGAGATCTTTCATGCCCGTGAACATCGTCGCCACCACACCGCGCTCGCGCAGTTCGCTGGTTATGCGGATGCTGCTGGCGCTGGGCGCACCGGTGGAAGGCCATGCCTTTCCCGCCGAGCAGCGCCTCGATCGGGCCGGCGGCAACCCGCCCGAGCATGAGCGCGACCGGATCGCGCGGGCACGGCAACTCAACCCCGAGGGGTTCTACGAGTTGCCGGGCGTGTTCACGCGCGGCCTGCCCAGCGCCGCAGCCAACGGCAAGGAGAGTCCTTTCGACGGCAAGGTCCTCAAGATGGCGTTCACCGCCATCGGCCGGCGCGAGAGCGGGCGGGGCACGATCGGCACGGATGCAAGTGTCATCGACCGGTGCCTTGTGCTGCGCCGTGACCCGTTGGCGATCATCGCCTCGCAGGCCCGGTTGATCGGACAGGAGGAGGTCGCCACTGAAGACGGCGCGTGGGGCACGCCCGAGCGCGTGCCGTCGCCGGTGCCGTACATCCTCCAGGCGGGATGGCTGTGCCACTGGCTGGCCGACCAGGACGAAGCGACCCGGGCCAAGTTCCGCACGCTGGACACCGATGACCTGCTGCGCGACCCGGAGCAAGGCATCGACACGGCCATCGAGCACTTTCAACTGGAGCCGACGCCTCAGCAGCGACGCGCCGCCATTGATCTGATCGACCCGGGCCGGCAAGCATCGCTCCCTGCCGTCTGGCCTCAGCAGCACGAGGAGATGGAGGACCTGGCGCGGACGCTGCACGCGGCGCTGGGTTCGCTGGACCCGGTCGAGTTGCGCGCCGTTGTGATCGAGTGGCAGGACTTCCAACGCGAGCAGATGCTCGAGCAGGCGCGGTGGGTCGATGACGAGGAGTGGAACACCTGGTGCCGGATCACGCCGGCCGGGGCGCGACTGATCGCCAACAACGTCAACGGCGTGCGCGACCATCTGCGTCAATCCGCCCAGCGCAAGCGGCGCAGCCAGCAGGGTTCGCTGCTGCCCTTGGACTGCGAGCATCACCGGCGTTCGGAAGAGACCTACACCATCGAGCGGCCGGCGGACCTCGGGCCGCTGACGCGCCCGCTGGTGGATTGTCAGCGCGATGGCGTCACCCGCACGCTGGAGCAGTGCTTCCACTGCTGGCAGCGCGGTTCACTCGTCGATGGCCAGGCGCTGCAGTCGCAGCGCCGCCGCCAGTTCGTTGCTGTGATCACGGAGGCGAGCCATGGCCAATGAGCTGATCGGCTTCCCGAACCAGATCGAGGCGACGCTGGGCAGCGGCTGGACCGGCAAGCACGGCCTGGCCCCCGGTGCGTCGATCCTTCAGCAGAAGGACGCCAGCGAGGACCGCTGGACCGAGGACGGCGGCAACACCGCCAACGACCTGACCAACCGCCTGCGGTTCCTCCCCAGCGTCAGTTCCTTCTCGATGGGGACGTCGTACTGGTCCGTGATGAGGAACGTCGCGCTGGCGGCGGCGGACAACGACAACTGGCGGAACCTCGGCTTCTGGAGCGCCCACGACTTCCTCGGCGGCAGCCCGACCGGCTACGCCCTCGACTACGTCTTCAAGGATCTGTGGTCCGGCACGCCGTACGGCTCGGCCAACGGCGGACACAACGACGGATTCTTCAACGAGTCGTGGGTGCCCTACAACGACCAGGTCTTCCTGGCCCTGGAAGAGTACGACCCCAACACGCCGCCCGCCGATGTGATCGGCTTTGCCGGCTCATCGGATGTTTACGACACGGCGCAGCTCAGCTGGCTCGAGCCGCTGGGAGCCGAAACCTACACCCTCGAGCGCAGCCCGCACGGGCAGAACGACTGGACCACGCTGGCCAGCAGCGCCACCGGGACCAGCCACGAAGACACCGGCCTCGCGGCCGGCACGCGCTACGACTACCGCATCCGCGCCTCGAACAGCTTCGGCGACAGCGACTGGTCCGAGCCGATCACCCTCCAGACCCGCGGACGGCTGGCCGGCACGGTCGTGATGGACGCCGGCGACACGCCCGTCGAGGGCGTTCAGGTGCTGGTCCGCGATCAACTGCTCCAGCAAGACGTCGCCATTGTGCCGAGCGACGTCAACGGCGCGTTCGACCTGAGCGTCGACCCCGGCATGCTCGCGCACGTCATCGCTTCCTATCAGGATGGCCAGGGCGACTGGCACAACGCCCCCTCGCTGCCGGGCATCGCGGTCGCCGGCGTCACGCCGATCCACCGGCGCATCGCCGCCCTCGGCCCGATCGCGTTCTACCCACTGACCGACGCAGGCACGACCGCTCGCGATGTGATGGGGCTTCAGCACGGCCAGTGGCGTTTCAGCGAGAGCGGCGACGGCGGGATCATCCAGCAGCATGTCGCATTGATCGAAGACAGCAGCCTCCGATTCCCGCGACTGCTGGGCGTGACCGGCGCGGCCGTCGTGGTCGAGCACCACGAAGACCTCAGCTTCCAGTGCAACACCGACGAGTTCACGATCCTGTTCTGGGTCCAGACCACGGTGACCTCGCGCGGGCTGCTGGGCAAGGGCCGCCAGTCGTCAGGCGACTACCAGCTGCTGGTGCGGCTCGACAACAGTCCGGTGGGCACGCTGGAGGTTCGGCTCGGCAGCAGCACGATCACCTTCAACTCCAGCGCCACCATCCATGATGGCCAGCCGCACGCGGTGGCGATCCGCATGCGCAACGAAGGCGGCACCCAAACCGCCTCGGTCTGGATCGACGGGGTCAAGGACGCTGAGAGCACCAGCGGCATCGGCTCGGAGACCAACACCCATCCCTGGGTGCTCGGCGGCTACTGGTCGTCCTCCAACCAGCAGCCCGAGTCGGTCATGGATGGCGGCCTGGGCCTGGTGGCGTTCTTCGACCGCGCCCTGACAGATAGCGAGATTCAGAGCGTCGGCGTGACCCGCAATGCCGAGGGGGTTTGATGGCCGGTTACAGCCCGCCCCAGCCAGACGCCATCGAGATTCGGCTGCGGCCGTATGATCCGCCCGCGCCGGAGGCGGTCGAGCTGCGTCTGGGCTCAGAAGGCGGCACCACGGCGCAGGTCACGATCGACGAGGCCGGCAATACCTCTACCGGCAGCGCGGCCGTGCAGGTCCAGGTGGCCGCGACGATCGCCGAGCCCGGCGTCGTCTCTGTGGGCTATATCACCAACGACACCACGCTCCATGCGCTGATCGACGATGCGGGTGCGCCATCGGCGGGAACGATCGCGGGTTCAGTGACGGTGGGTGCGTGGTTGGCTGCTGAAGGGACGGTCAGCAGCGGCATCGCGCAAGCCAACGTCACTTGGCCGTCGCGTGTCGCCGCAATGGTTGATGGCGGTGTGGTATCCGCGGGTGCCCTCGCGGCCACGGTCACAGTGAGCGCGACGGCCGGTGCAGGCGGGGATGCTTCAGCCGGCATGATCGTCGCTGCCGCACGTGTTACAGCGGTGCTCGATGAGGCGGGATACCTCAGTGTCGGCATGGCCGCAGGCAGCACGGTGGGTCGACGCACCGCCGTCATCCATGACCTTGGGGTGCGCAGTCGAAGCTGGACCGCCAGCATCGTCGGCTCGTCAGCGGGGATCGAGGTGCCAGAGGAACTGCTCATCGAGGAGAAGCACGGCCGGGTGCTCTCGGACAACTCAGCCGAGCTGACCTACATCATCCGCCACACCCATGACGATGCCGTCGCGCGGCAGGCGTTGTTGAATGGTTCGCCTTGGTCCTGGCGGGGCAAGCGGCGCGAGGACGCCGAGGTCGAGGAGATCGGCCACCACCTCTGGCTGGGCACCGTCCGCTACAGCGAACGCGAGACCCAGCGGCAGGTCAACCAGTCCCGCTTCAGCTTCGAGACCCGCGGCGGCAGCCAGCACATCAGCCAGTCGCTGGCGACGGTGGGACGGCATGCAGCGGCTGGCATGACCGCGCCGGACTTTGGTGGGGCCATCGGCGTGGATGGCGATTCGGTCCAAGGCACCGAGATCACCGTGCCGGTCTACACCTTCACCGAAACCCACTACTTCGACGACGTGTCCACCGGCTACAAGTCCACGCTCTTTTACCTCACCGGCCGGGTCAATGACGCCTCGTTCAAAGGCCTGGCCGCCGGCGAAGCCCTGTTCCTCGGGGCCGCCGGCACCAAACCCGGTGGGGACGAGCCGTGGGAGATCACCTTCGCCTTCGCCGGCAGCCCCAACGTCAGCGGGCTGAGCATCGGCGAGATCACCGGCATCGCGAAGAAGGGATGGGAGTACCTCTGGGTCCGCTACACCGAGGCGGAGGACACGGCGGCCAAGATGCTGATCCGCAAACCCATCGCCGTTTATGTGGAACGCGTCTATCGCGAGGGCAACTTCGCGAGCCTGGGGATCGGGACGTAAGCCATGGCCAACCTCCGCCACGTCCAACGCGGTCAACCGCTAAACATCCCCGCCGACGACTGGAACCGGATCGTCGACGCGACACGCGCGTTCTATGAGCAGCAGGCCCCCGGAAGAGGCGGCCCCGCGACAGCGGGGATCGTCAGGCAGTCCGGCGTGGTCCTGGTGAAGAATGCCAGCGGGCAGGCCCAGGACCGCTTCGCGGTGCTGGGCATCGATGCGCCGATCATTCCGCCCGGTGCCGAGGGCAACGAGGAGGAGTTCAAACGGCAGGTAGCGCTGTCGTGCGTGACGCCGACGGCGGAACACGCAGGCCGGTTCGTGGTGCTGCTCGAGCCGCTGGCCGACGGTGCGATCGGCCGGGCGTGCGTCAGCGGTGTGACGGTCGTGCGCCTCCAGGTCGAGAACGAGGACGACACGATCGCCGACGTAGCCGACGGGGAATCGGCACACCTGGTCTCGGGCACCAGCGGCAACGCCGTCATTCTCTGGAAGGAGGAGGAAGGTGAGGGTGGTAATTCCGGGGGGCGGTGGGCGATCGTCCGCATCGGCGGCGGCGGGGCCAGCGCGCAGCTGCTCATCAAGCTCACCGGCTCGTCCACCCTCGCCGACAACCGCTGGTCCTACTCTGCCGTCGAGGTCGTGCCCGAGAAACAAGGCCGGTACAAGGACAAGGCCAACGGCTGGAGCGGCACAGCGTACAACACGATCGAAGCCAACAACGCCGCCACCGGCATCCTGGGTTCGGGCGACAACACCGCCGACTTCCCCTCGGGCGTTGAGCTGCAGCCGATCGGCTCGGGCGCGGTGGTGCCGGCGTGGCGGGTGATCAACTGCGAGGGCGTCGAGGAGATTCACTTCGCCGCACCCAACAACCCCGGGGGGACGTGTGATTCCGGGGGTGCGTCATGACGTGGTTCTGGTCCTGCAACTGCTGCGTCTGGGTGGAAGCGAGCCGATGCGCCGGCAACACCGCGCCCCCGGAACTCCGGGTCTTCGTGCATCAGGACAACCTTCCTGAGGGGACGAAGATCTTCAGCTACGGCGGCGTGCAGTACGAATACAACAACTGCTGGCGGATCGATCCCGATGGCCCGCGCGTGGCGCTGCCGCCGGGGGCGCACAAGGTGAACCCCTCCACGACCTACGACTCGTGCTCGGAGTGCGAAGACGACGTGGACGAGCCGCCCTCGGACGGCGGCCCCGGTGGCGGAGGTGGCGGTCCTGGCGGAGGCGGACCCGGTGGGCCGAGTGGCGGTGGTCCCGGCGGCGGCGGCCCGGGCAGCCCCGGCGAGGGCGAATCCGAGTTCGTGAAGCTGGTGGTCTGCTCCGAACACGCCGGGCTCTACTCGGGACCGGACCTCTACACCAGGCCGCCCGACGAAGAACGTTTCGTCCGCCTTTACGGCTACTGCTTCCGCGTGCCCACCGGCCCCACCGTGGACGAGGTGCCCGATTCTGCGCAGTACGTCTACACCGGCGGCAGCTACGACGACTGCCACGACTGCGCCTACGGCAAGAAGGCCCGCTTCTGCCCGGACCAAGAGGACTTCCCCGGCTACGACGATGCGCCCGAGATCTGGGTGCGCAGCCGCGATCTGCCGGAGGAAACGATCGGCTTCACCTGGGGAAGCTTCTGCTACGAGCTGCGGGCCTCGGACCCCGAAGAGGTGGTGCCAATCGACGCGTTCATCCTGAACCCGCGTGGCGACTTCGCCGACTGCTCCGAGTGCCGCGTCGGCATCCAGTGCCAGCCGTGCCCGGGCGAGCCGGATGTCGGTTACGAGGTGTGGGTGGAAGCGAAGGAGGCCGAGGCGTTCTCGACGACGGTGTTCTTCCGCTACCGGGCCGTGTGCTACTCGCTTGATCCCAGCGCCACGCCCTCGCGCATCCCCTTCGATGCCCGCGTGGTCGTCCCGCGCGATGAGTTCGACGACTGCGATACCTGCAAGTGCGGCGAACGCACCGAGCAGCCCGAGCGCGGCATCAAGGCCCACCTCTGCGACGGCCAAGACGTGGCCGCCGCCGAGGACCTGTGGGTGCTCGAAGAAGACATCCCCCCGGAAGTGACCTACTTCAAGCGCGGCGGTTCCGGGGGGACGTGCTACTACGTCGACCCTTCGGACCCCGTGCAGGACATCCCCGTCGGCTCGCTGATCGCCCGCATCGACAACACCTACGAGAACTGCTTCGACTGCCTTTCCGGGGGCGGGGGAGGCGGCGGCGGCGGTGGTGGTGGCGGCGTGGACCCGCCTCCGCCCTGGTGGCCGCCGCTGCCGGAGGAGAACTACTACCAGCTGCGCAACTGCGAAACCGATGAGCTGGGTGGCTGGGTGCGCGAGAACCATGTCTGCGGCGTCTTCAACGTTGTGCCCTGCGACATCCGCGGCATGGTGTTCCGCCTGGTCAACGACCTCGGCGTCGAGGATGGCTGCTGGGAGGTGCTCGGCAATGCTCAACCCGAACCGCCAGGCCCCACGTGGACGCATCGCCTGACCGAGCTGATCAGCTCGTGCGACGTCTGCGCGCCTGAGTTCACGCAGGAGTGGTCCTTCACCGACAGCGGGTTCATCGATGGCGGGCAGGAGGGCGCTTCGCGCTCGTATGACGACCCCGGCGACGTGCCGGCCAGCCCCTGGTCGATTCTCAACAGCGGCCGATCGCTGCGACTGGATTGGGAGAACGATGACAACTGCGCCAATCACAACCCCTACACCCAAAGCGCCACCGCCACCGCTCGCATCTTCGTGCCGCGCGACACGCTGATGACCGTCAGCTGGTCCGGCCAGGGCGAGACGCAGGACCCCGACTTCGAGCTGATGAGCCTCTCGGTCAACGGCCAACTCGTCGGCTCGGCCCACGCACCGGGTGGCGGGCAAGGCTGCGAAGGCGGCATGGGATCAGTGGTCTCCGACCCCCAGCCACCGCAGCAGGTGATCCTGGCCGCCGGTGAGCACAGCCTGAGCATCAGCGCCACGACCAACGACCCGCTCTATCACGTCGGGGCGTGGTATCGCTTCGATCTGTCGTTCTCTGATCTGCCGGAGGCTCCGTGATGGCGTTGCTCAAGCGATCGCTGACGGCCCTGCATGAGCAGGCGACCACCCGCTCGCCCGGCTACGTGGACGACGTGCTCGCCCGCGCCGAGCGCGTGGACGAGGAGTACTACTGGATCGATCCGCAGGCCTACCTCGATCTGTGCCGGCGCTGGCAGGCTGCGTCACTACCGACTTCCCAACTCTCGAAGAGCCGCCAGATCATCACCATGGCTCGCAGCGCCGCCCGCGCCACCCGTAGCATCGCCAGGACCAGCCTTGGCATCAATCGAGCCACCGACGAGCAAGTCGACGCCCGCCTGAACGCTTGCCGCCAGTGCCCGGGCAACCATGCCATCTGGAAGAACGGTGACGTCCACACCTGTGGCCCGATGGTGGCGTCGATGAAGGGCCAGGGAGAAGGCACCTGCGGCTGTGTCCTCCGCAGGAAGGCCCGTGACTTGGCCGAGGATTGCCCGTTCGGCTGGTGGCCCGAGCCCCCGATTGGCACCACGGTCGACTCGGGGTAGAATCCCGTCTCCAAGCCCCAGCCCCCGGAAGCGCCCGGCCTGGCCTCACGGTCAGCCGGGCGTTTTTGATGCGCACTGACAGCGTCATGTCATCGTGGTCATCGCATCGGGTTGACGCCAACGGCAAATAACTGTGGAATGAGCGGGTCGCGTGAGGCCGACGGGGCGGCTTGGTCCCTTCTCCAACGCAGAACGGAAACCATGGCTAAGCAAACGCTCGATCCAGTAATGACCATCGATGACCTGGCCAAGTACCTAAAGCTCTCGACCTCGACGCTCTACAAGCTGTGCGCCGAGGGGAAGATTCCCGGTCAGAAGGTCGGGCGGCACTGGCGATTTCACCGAGAGGTCATTGACGGGTGGCTCACTGGACGATCGCCCGATCTCGATAAACATCGAGAGTCGACAGGCAAAGGGGGTTCGAAGTGAGGGTTCTGCGCCACAGTGGAACAGATCGTCTCATCGATGTATTGCGGGCACAGCTTGCGCAATGCCAGCAACTTGATCTGGCAACGTCCACCATTTCACTGTTCGCATTCGAGGAACTCTTGCCAGACTTTCGGAGGCTCGACGAGGCACGCCTCATCATTGCCGAAGACCACCATGCTGCTGCTCTACAAGGCGATGAGGCTGATCGCGCTCTTCGTAATCAATTGCTCGTTCCGTGGTTGGCAGCAGAGTTCGAGTCGTGGTTGCGACGTAAGGTTGATGTCTGCGTCTCATCACTCGGTGTCCCGCAGGGCGCTGCTGTTTTGCGGCGACAGGGTGGGACGGCTGAGCATGCCCTACTCGGTGCATTCTCGCTAACCACTGGTGGCCTCGGACTGGCACCAGGCAATCCATTGAGCATCATCCAGTGCTCCGAGTCATCTGATGAAGCTTCGGCTATTGCCGAATGGTTTGATGCACAGTGGCAATCATTCTCTGGCCAGAGCAATGGCAAGCAACATTTGCTTGATCATCTCGCTGTTCTGATGCACGAGCGATCCGCTATATCAATCTATTCGTTGATGCTGCACCACGTGCTCGGGAGCCGAGGCGATGCCCTCGATGAAGACCAGATCGTCAATGCAGCCACTGGCATCCGTAATACCGTTGTTTGGAAGAAGCTTTACAAGTTCCAACGTGATGCGGCCGTAGGCGCAATCGACAAGCTGAACCGTTTTGGTGGGTGCGTCATAGCGGACAGCGTCGGGCTCGGCAAGACCTTCGAAGCCCTCGCCATCATCAAATATCACGAACTGAGGAACGATCGAGTGCTCGTGCTGTGCCCGAAGCGCCTGCGCGACAATTGGACGCTCTATGCAGCTAACGATCGCCGCAACATTCTCGCCGCCGATCGCTTCAACTATGACGTGATCAACCATACGGACCTCTCGCGTGATGGCGGTGTCTCCGGCGACATTGACCTCGGCCATGTCAACTGGGGCAACTACGACCTTGTCGTCATCGACGAATCACACAACTTCCGCAATAAGAAGAGCCCTCGCCAAGGCGGTGAAACTCGCTATGACCGCCTCATGAAGCGGATCATCAAGCAGGGCGTGCGGACTCGTGTGCTCATGCTTTCTGCGACACCGGTCAACAACCGGCTGGCAGACCTGCGCAACCAGATTGCGTTTGCCACCGAGGGCGACGATACCGCCCTTGCCGAACACGGCATCCCGAGCATCGACTCGACTACCCGCCTCGCCCAGAAGCAGTTCAACCGTTGGCTGGACTTCGATGCATCCCAGCGGACACCCGCTCGTCTTGTAGACATGCTGGGTTTCGATTACTTCAAACTGCTCGACCTGCTGACGATCGCTCGCTCGCGAAAGCATGTTGAGAAGTATTACGGCACTGCCGAAACAGGCCGCTTCCCGGAACGGCTCAAGCCCATCAACGTGAAGTCCGACATCGACCTCGAGGGCGAGTTTCGTTCCATCCGCGAGCTCAATCAGGAGATTCGTCGGTTAAATCTGGCAGCCTATGCGCCCTTGAGCTACGTGCTTTCGCACAAGCAGGAAGCTTACGACAAGAAATACAGTACCGAGGTGTCCGGCGGCAAGGGGTTCTGGCGGCAGGTGGACCGTGAAGAGAGCCTGATTCATCTGCTGCGCATCAACGTCCTCAAGCGGCTCGAAAGCTCGGTTCACTCCTTTAAGCTCACCGTTCAGCGACAACTGCGCGACGTCGAAGCCATGCTGCACCGCATCGACGCTCACGACGAAGACGTTGAAGAGCCCGATATCGAGGACGTTGACATCGACGATCCTGCCTTCGAAAGCCTGCTCGTTGGTCGCAAAGTGAAGGTGCTCCTCTCCGATGTCGATCTTGTTCGCTGGCGTCAGGATCTGATCGAAGATCGCAACCGTCTGTCCACGCTCCTCTCCACCGCCAAACAGGTCACACCTGAACGCGACGCGAAGCTCGCCGATCTTCGGAAGGTGATTGAGCAGAAGTGCAACAACCCCATCAACCCAGGCAACCGCAAGGTGCTCGTCTTCACCGCCTTCGCCGATACGGCTGAGTACCTCTATGAACACCTCGCGCCATGGGCGAGACAAAACCTCAAGCTGGAATCTGCAGTGGTTACCGGCACGGGTCGTAATCAGACCACATTACGATCGATCAGGAAGGATTTCACGTCCATCCTCACCTGCTTCTCGCCGCGCGCCAAGGAGCGCCCGGAAGACCTCGCTCATGAGGGCGACATCGACCTGCTCATCGGCACCGACTGCATCTCAGAAGGTCAGAACCTGCAGGACTGCGACTGGCTCATCAACTACGACATCCACTGGAATCCCGTCCGCATCATCCAGCGTTTCGGCCGCATCGACCGCATCGGATCGATCAACGAGCGCATCCAGCTCGTCAACTTCTGGCCCAACATGGAGCTTGAGGAATACATCAACCTCGAACAGCGAGTCAGCGGCAAAATGGTGCTGCTCGACGTCTCGGCCAGCGGTGAGGAGGGCTCTGTTGCAAAGATTGGCGGCAGTCAGAGGTAG